CGCTTGCATTGGAAAGATCGAGAGTGGCAAACTCCCGAGACACACTAGCATCCTTCGCAACCTTGCGATGGATGTCGGCGGCCCGATCTAAGTCCCAACCTGCGTTTGCGCGTAAGCGCTGGCGCATTACCCTGCCAAGGGCGAGCTGAAAGAAGATATTAAGCGAAGGCTCGGAAGCTATCGCTCTATCGATTTCAGCTGTCTTAGGAACCGTTGTGAAACGATTTCCTCGGACAAATTCGACTTTCCCATGATGTTCTGCGACAGCAGTCGCCCAGGATGTTCCTATCCAGTTAAACAGATAGGGCCAGGCATCATGTGTGAGAGTAGGTACAGAGGTCATTTTGTCAGCCACAGTAGGCTGGCGACGATCGTTATACGTACCACCCGGGCCGAAGCGTCCCTCAAGGTGTTCAATCTTGGGGGGCCTCGAACCGATCCATTGAACTATCATTTTTCCGCAATCCTCGAGAAAGGAGGACACGCACTCATTTCTATCCGCATGGCTAGAGAAGCCAGAAACGGGTAAGTAGCGAGCGAGACGTTCGTTGGACTTGTAGCACTGCGCTTCGCCTTGGTACCATTTTTCAATGGCCTTGGCACGGCGTTCCGATTCGTACGGTAAGTCAGGGTACTTTTTGAGTACTCCGATTGCCGCGACGTCTCGCAAATAATCAGCGCTATCTAGGTAGTCGTCGACACTGACAGACATTTTTGTCAGATCGTCCCAACATCCATGGCGAATACGCAAGTACACGCCGAGAGACACTGGGGATGCGAGGTCCTCTAATAGAAGAAGGACCGGGCGCACCAACTCATCTGGTAACGTCCTCATTACATTCTCCAAGGTGCTAGCCGTTACAGCCAGCCTGGTTGCTAATCAGGTCGGTGCGTAGCCCGACGCCACCGAGGACTTGACCAACGTGGAAGCCAGAAGGTTTCCATGCTGATACACAGCCTCGTTAACGACGGATGCCGGCACGTTCAACGGGAGAGTCGCAAACGTCTTGATCTGCACGCGATCAGTTGCGGTCCACTTAGTGGTCGTCGAATCCTGCACAGCGTAAGGCATGGTATACATGCTCTCACACTGACGCGCGGACCGAGGACCATTATACTTGGACATCAACGTGAACAGCGTACGCAGGCCAAGAGGCAAGGACGCAGAGACACCAGTATCCTGGCGCCAAACAGCGGGTTGTGAGTCACCACCCGCGCCACCAATAGCATCATAGATGATATCGGTGGTACCGTCGAACTTCTTGACGGTGATAGAGGCAATAGCTGCCATGGAAGCTCCATAAGGAGTAGGTTTTAGGTCACCGAGATTTATCAAGCACAGCAACAACCAAGCCTATGGCATTGAATGCGCGTGCAAGGGAAAATCCACGGAACGGTCGAATGTACAACGGTGGTGCGGTTATACCCGCCACACGCGTCATTCCACAACCAACTGTCTGTGAGCCATAAGACCAACGCTGATCTGGAGGGTCGTAAGGACCCCCCCAAGCAGCATAAGTCTCTTGGCCACGATAGAAAGTCGTAGTCCATGCATTCTGAACATGGAGTCCGTAGAAGTCACTCGTGGACATGAGGTACTGCTCGACGTTGACAAACCAGTCAACAACGAGCGAGAAAGGCAGAATCTGCCAAGCTGTCACCACCGGGTTGACTAGACCCAGTTGGTTGGCAAGCCAAAGGTTCGGATTCGATATAGCAACCTCAGCTCCCATCCGCACAGAAAACTTAGCTGTCGAATTTTGATCAATTCCGGCCGACCCGTTAGGGTCATTGTTACGCCATATGTAGCTATACACATGAGTAGCAGAACCGGACGATCGCACCCTCTCAAAGCCGATAGGCTTCTGGAGGATGTCGCAGCTTGTCCAGATATCCTGGACTAAAGGTTTCCAGCCGTAGCTGTACTCAAGAAAATTGGAGGCAAGCTTCTTCTTAGCCGTCGCCCCTGAGGGTTTCGGTGTTTGAAGTATAGTTGCTGCAGAGCGGAAATCACGCCGCCGCAAAGCTCCGACGAAGTGTGCTAATTGCACACATCGATCTGTCAGAGCTTCTCTCGTTTTATTGATTTGTGCGAGAGACTCACCCCACTGAGCACTACCCCCTAGCTGATCCTTGAACCGTTTGTAACAGTTCTCGGATGCCAGACCGTAGTAACGGTCTGACCCAGGGAGAGTAGTAGGGTCCCAGTAAGTAGCACGACCAGGGGCGTACATTGAAGTACCTCCCTCAGTTCGCGTTCCTTTCCCGAAATGAGCTTTAGTTTCATAGGGAAGTGGTTGGCGGTACGGACGGCTTTGACGCCATCTTTTCCGAAACCAATACACATCCCCATCGCTATTGTACATCTCAAGGATCGGGCCGCTAACTGTCATGTGCTACTCCTGAACTTACTCCTTTTTGTAGTCGGAGAAGGTTAGTCTCAACAACCTCGGCACCTGTAAAGGCACCTAGAACGAACAAACTTACGTCTATTCGCGAACGGTTTGCCTGAGCTTAATTAAAAATCCGCTTGATACCGATGATTAGTCGGTCCAGGCCTATTACTCACCGCTCATTGGCCGTTTCCAGCCTTTTCTAGTATGGAAGGACGGGGGTAGCTAACCCCCATCACTTTCAGTTAAACCCTCTTCGGTATCCCTGAGCTACCTGCTCACTTCAACTCCTCTATGGCTAGAGGAGGGGTACCAACGCCAGCGTGAATGGACCTACATTAAGGTTCCAAATACGCTTACAGGTGCGACCTGAGGCGATCCCGGATGGTATTCCGAGATGAAAGGGAATAACAACGGTTCATACCAGAACCGTAG